AATGCAAGGGGTGAGAACGCTGAAGAATAATTACTTCTTGTTAGGAGTAGCACGAGCCTTAACACCGCAGGATTCTCTTAGATACTTAGCATAAGCTTTATTATCCCTGGCACAATAGTTTTTAATAACTCTTGTTTTAGTCTTTTTAGTAGCCATATTACAAATAGATTATAATATACCTTTATGATTAGCAAGGACCTAGTAAGAGATATTTCTGGAATGATAATGACAGTATCGTTTATGTTGTGTTACATACCACAGATTATAAAAATTATAAAGACTGAAAGCTCTTCTGATCTTTCACCTACTATGATTGTTCTTGGTCTTGTAGGTTATATTACTGGAATGATCTATATGTATTCCAATGTATTTGGTATATGGTGGTTTCTTAATTATTTTACCGGTATCATTAGCTCTTCAGTATTGTTCTATTACTGGTTTAAACATAGAAATGACTAAGGAGCCCTTTGTCTCTCGTGTTTTTATAGCCTTATACAATAAATACTCATATGTTAACGTTTAAGCAGTTTTTTATATTATCAGAAGATGATAAGAGTAATGTAAGCCAGACTAAAGCAACTCTATCAATGAATGAACTTAACAAGTATATAAACGTTCCAAAAAAGAATCGTATACCCATTTTTATAAGAAAGTTAAGAAATAAAGAACCATTTGTTAAGGCAGGTGAAAATAATCCATCGTTAGTTATTGATGCAGAACCAGGATGGGTAGATGCAGTAGAAGAAGATGGTCGTATTGATGTGGAAGAGATCCCTTTGCGTAATGGTGATACAATTTCATTAAAAGCACTACAAAAAACAAAAGAATTTGGTGGTAAGAATAAAGATTTTATTGAAAAAGGTCAAATTGAAAATTTTAATACATTTTTAAAAACAGTAAACGAAGGTCAACCGGTTACTTTAACATTTAATGGTGTACAGTATCCAAATTGTGTAGAGGCTAGAAAAGAGCCTGGTAAAGAAGTAAAATCGGATATTACAATATATAACACTAATAATGAACCTGTATTGTTTATATCTCATAAAAAATGCTGTAGTCCAAAGGATATGATGCGCTGGGGCGGTATTGCCGCTTATAAGGATAATCCAAACTATCCACAAGCCTCCTTAGAAGTAAATAACTTTTTAACTGATCTTAAAGCAGAGTTAATAAAGCAAGGCAATGTAGATAATGAAGGTAGACCTGAAATGTTTCCAATAACAGGCGGTAAGGGTGCTACATATAAGAAACGTATTGAAGATTTGACATTAAAATATAAAGCATGTTTTGGTACAGATTATGGTTCAGATAAATTCAGTTTTGAAAACGTTCAATGTATAATACAAGGACCTATAACTTATACGTATGACGAGGCTAGTAATTCATATGATATTGGTACAAGTGAAGGAGGTACTATTTGGGCAAATGGTACTTTACCTACAGGTGAATATGATCCTTGTTTTCTTTGTTATTACGCAGACAGAAGAAATGATCAAGGTATACGTCATGCGTTTATAGGTATTTGGCCGTGGGGTGGTAAGAGTGGTAGAGAGCTACCTGTTGGATAGTATAAATAATATTATGCTTAGGGATTCAAGATCAATTGCTGGTTTGTATATGGAAAATTTTGGTAAGACTAATCTTCCTCCTATTCAAAAACCATCTCAATTACCACAAGCACCTGAACAACCACCGTCTAATGTAGCTGGTACTGAACGTAATGTCACACCAGCATCAGTAACTAATGGTGGTAATGTTGAGGCTAGTGAAGAGCCTAAGAAGGTTGAAAAGCAGTTACCTGCTAAGCATTGGGTCAAGGTAGAGAAAATAGTAAAAGATGATGTAAAAGAGATAGAAAATTTAGCACATGAGCTTGCAATGCTTGTTCATTCATGTAGTGAAAATGAAGAAGTTGTTTCAAAAGTCATGAGTAAAATTTTTAAGAAGCATAGAGCTTGGACCAAAAAGAAGTAGATTCTTGCTATTTTTAAAATTGCATATATTATATTAAATATATGTACATGACCTCTAAAAAAGAAGAAGGGGTAAATGCGGTAATCGAACGCAAATATACCACACTAGTGACCGCAGATATGGTACTTGATATCTATTCTGCGTCACAGAAGGAAACAAATAAAAAGATAAAAACAGAAATATACAATAAAGCTATTTTTCTTTCTCAGCATCTAAATTGCTGTATTCCTTTATCGAAGAGTCAGTATTCTGTGTAAAAAAATCTTTTTCTAAAAGATCATTTACTGTCTCTATTATTCTATCTTTAGTGTCGTCAAATCTGTAAGCTCTACAAACTGGACATACAGGCATCTCTTCAGCAAGTAAAGTATCACAACCCTCACATACTTTATAACCAAACCAAAATCTTTTAACTGATTCAAGAATATATTCTTTTTGTTTGTTTGTCGTAGGCATAATTTGCTTAAATATTTATGATATATGCAAAAAGACATTTATGCAATCTATGAAGCTTATGTAACTGAGGGACAGGAAGGATATGCTTTTGGTTCATCACAAGCACAAATGCCCGGTAAGAAAAATCTTACATCTGCAGGTCCTAATGATAACAATAGAGAGAGAAATCCAATGGTCGTTGCAGGTGGAAAAGATTTGCCAATGGATAGTAGCGCTAATCCACCATATCAAGGTGAGGAAACAAGAGAGCATAAATCACTAAAACGTGAATTAGCAAAATTAAATGAGTTAGTTAGAGATAAGAAATATCAAGATGTTGTTATGTACTGTAAAACAATCAGCAAGTTAGCTGAAGATGCTTATAATAAAGATAAAAAATAATTTGAATTATTAGAAATGTGATGTAATATATTTACATGGCTTCACAATTATTTTGGCATAACGTTTATAACGGATTAGATCTTCTTAGTAAAGATTTTAAAAAGACAGATTTTATACCTGAAGCTATTGTTGGTGTTGGTCGTGGTGGGTTAATTCCAGCTACATTACTTGCCTATAAGTTTAATGTTAAGGCTTTGTTTAATTTTACTATACAAAGCTATAGTGATGAAAACCTAAAGACAAATGATTTTGTTACCTTTCAAGAACCCGGTGTTGATATTTGTAATTACAAGAACAAAAACGTTCTTGTTGTAGATGATTTATCTGACTCTGGAGATACATTACTTCATATTGTAGATAAGTTAAAGCATCAATTTTATCTTGAGAATGTTAAAGTAGCAACTCTTGCTATTAAGAAGGATACAAAGTTTCGACCTGATTATTTTGTTCAGGAATATCCGTCAGATGTTTGGTTAACGTTTCCCTGGGAGACGGCGGATTTTATTTCGTAAGTATTCCTCACGTTTTTTACGTTTAGTAATTTTAGCCGACTTAAGATCTTTCATATTAGGCAATAAATTACCATCCACCTCATCTGTTTCTTCACCTGGTAAAATTGCCTTTGTTGTACCTTGATTGTTAGGACCGTTAACATACACTTTACGGCCGGGTTTTGGATATACATTCTCTCCACCAAAATCCTCTAATAGAGCTTTGATTGTATCATCAAATATCATAAACAGTTATTAGGAATCCGGTGTTGTGTTGACACCAGATGCAGGAGGGTAGAAAGATTCATATCCATTTGTTGCATACTGTCCAATTGCAGTCTTTGTATCCCAATCAAGCTTAATACCAAGTACCTGTACATTTTGAATAAATGTATCTATTGGTGTACCAAATTGAGATGTAAAGGCTCCAGGGCGATAGAGTGCAAAGCGACAAAGATCACCACGATGAACGTTAAACAGTGATGTGAGATTATTAGCAAATATCTCCGTTACATTAACTGTATAAGGGGCACCTATATTATCTGATAGTGAAACAACACGGGTATTATCAATGTTTAAATAATTACCATTGCCCATAACATTAGCTGCTATACTCCAAGTAATTGATGATAGATTAGAAGTATTAGTTGCTTCACCAATACCTGATATACGAGCCCAGCCCGGTCTAGCAGCACCATTAATATTATTCATACTAGCGTTACCTGCAACTAATACACCTGAAAGCGGGCTGTTATAAGGTATACGAATTATATTACAACCACGTTGACCAATTTTATTGTGAGGAGAATTAGGTGTTGGAAACCATTGAAGAGGTGTAAATCCATCAAATATACTACTTGATGGATTTGGTGCAACAACAGCGCCTAGATAGGGAACTTTTGTGGCACCAATTTGTGTAAATGTACCAGCTAGATAGACAGCTGATAAGGTAATACCACCAGGGTTATTTGGATTTGCCTCATGAAAATCAATATCAGTTACCTGATGATTACAAGCTGGGAACCAATTAGGTACAATAAGAGGTGAATCAGCGCTTGTAAATGTAGATGTTGAATAATCACCACCTACCGATCCATTAGCACCTGCTGCCTGTCTCCAGTAATTACCATTTTTAGATATATCTGTCGATTGATATTGACCTCCTTTTCCAGAAGATGAATCATTACCATATACGCCGGTTGTATCAAGTGCTAAAACATAATTACATGGCACTGTAATACTTTGATTTACTTGTCTTTGTGATGTAAAAGAAGTAAAATTACCACCAATATAGATAGTGTTATTTGAGTCATGCGTAATTACATTCACTCTACCATTTAAAAGAGCATTAAAGTTTGTTAATGAACCGTCAGCTGTATTTGCAGAATTGCCTAACCAATGAGTTGTAAGGTTGTTATATCTATAATTAGTTACTGATGAATTACCTGTTTGTGCATAGTGTGAGCCACCAACATATAATACAGATCCACCTCCTGCTGCAGAAACATTAGGAACAACATCTAAGCATGTTGGTGGATATTTCCAAATGGTACCTGGCAATGAAGTATTTTTAGCATTAAAAAATCCTTGAGCTACATTAGCTGTAAAGACAGTATCAATACCGCCAATTGGTAAATTATTATAAAATGAGGTAAGAGTAGGATCAGTTGGTGTATAAGGCGCAAGCATTATACGTGTAAGACCAGGTGCCTGAACATACACACTATCAACATAATCAGTAGGAGTACCACTAGTACGATAAGATCCTCTCTTACATTGATAGAAATTACCAGCTACATAAAGGAAGCTTCCAGCAGATAATAAAGCAGTAATTGTTGCAGGTACATTACCATTGGCTATAAATTGATAGGATGAAAGAGCATAATTTTGACTAAGATCGAATAATGCAAGACTTGTAGAAGGTTGTATATCAGAAGAAGTACCAGCAGGTGTCTGAGATGGGTGTTGTCTATCCCAGCAACCACCAACACAAAGAATATTATTAAATGCTGTAATTTGTCTTACAGAGTGACCGGGTGTTGCAAAATTAAATCCAAATCCATTACCGTTTAGGATCTGTGCACCTGTAGAGCTACTTTGTAATGTAATAAGTGATCCTACATAACCAGTAGATGTATTTGCACCACTTAAAAGATTAATACACGCAATACCGTTACGTCGTTTTTGTGCTGTACTACCAATATTTTGAAAATTACCACCTATCCATAAATTAGATCCTGAAAGGTACATACAATGAATAGTTGATGGCCAATCTGCCCAACTATAATTTACTACAGGTGATTGCTGTAGTGTCCATCCGCCACTCCACCAACTTTGAGTAAGAGAATTCCACGCTGCATTATACCATACTTGATTCCAGTTATATGTATAATAGGAATATTGTTGCCAATAGCTTGGAAATAAAACACCTCTCCCAGCTTCAGCAACCCACGTTGTCCAAGTATTTGTAGATTTAGTTGCACTATTTGATGCAAAGACTGTTACATTCGATCCGTTTGTTGCGGATGTTGTCCAATAAATAGAAATTGTTGGTGGGTTGCCAACTGGTGCAACGGTTTCAAACGAAACAATAGGTATAGCTGAAAGTTTTAAATTTGTTGATGTGTAGTAAGGAAATAAAATAGAAGCAATAGTTGTACCATCACTTGCAATAATACTTGATGAAGATGCAGCTGCATTAGGATATAAATTACCTGGCTTTATATATTGTAAGGAATTATAAGCATTAATTAAATGTTTATCTGTCTTAGGATCAATATTATATGTAATACCATCACCAGCTTGAATATTTGGTGAAGAATCTATTACAACTGTATTAGTATTATTACCATTTACATCTGTTCCTGTAATGGTTGAAAAAGTCATATTTTGACCTGCACTTAAGTAGATAGTGCCAAGTCCTGTATTATCAGCAGTACCGATATATTGATATATATTGCCTCCTGTTGATACTGTAAGGTCTGTTATAGAACCTGTAGTACCTGTAAAATTACCTTTTATAGTATTACCTGGTACCCATTGTAAATTAACATTCTGAATACCTGTAGTGCTAGATCCTGTCGCTACACTTAATACAGTACTAACAGGGTTAATAACTATTGTACTATTATCAGTTGCTGCCGAACTAATGTGATATCCACTTATTGCATTAGTTGCAAGACTTAAAATTGAATTATTACCAAATGTAAATTCAGATGCACTAAGTGTAACATTTCTAGCTATAGGAGATAGATAAGTTGAATTTAATGGATTTGGTGTACCGTTAGGAGTTGCATTTAATGTATAAACAATGTTTGAACTACTATCATATATAACATCTCCTTTTTGACCAGCTGACAAATAACTATAGGCTGTTGTATCAATGCTCGTGCTACCGTAGACATTTGATCCACCTATTACATTTAAAAATATACCAAAATTAATATTACCTGCAATATTACCACCATAGGTAGCACCATCTCCGACGAATAATCTATTTGAATCTGTTGTTAACCCAGGTTCACCTGCAGCAAGAAGAGTGGATTGACGGGAAAGATTAGAACCACGTCTAAACAAAAACTGTGTAATAGTTGACATATATACTTTGAGTAAAATTATTTATAGTTTATTTTAGTATTGCTAGGGGTATAAATACTTAAAGTATTTATGAAAGCTCTCTATTCTGCCGTTGTATCGAATAAAAATAAAATTGAAGTATTTAACGTAGAAAAAGGTATTAGAAGTTACACAATAACTCTCGGTGACATTGAAGTTATTAATGGTCCTGTTGTAACAATGGATAAATTAACAATTGTAGTAAAAGATCGCACGGGTAAAATAACAGGAAGAGTATATTCTTTACCAAAAGGCGTTATATCCTATTCTTTTCAAATTAAATAATTATATGTCAGATGATAATGCGGTACAAGAATTAGCTAAATTGAGACGTGATGTAGAGAGTCTTTATAAAACAGTATATCAAGGTAATGGTACACCATCTCTAACCAATCAGGTTGTTCAGTTAGATGAACGTCTTGATTCTCTTGAAAGCCGAATAATTGCTAATATAGAAGCAATTGATACAGAGATGGGATTAAAATTTGATAATATTACAACTATTGTTAATGAACGTTTTAATCATATCTCATATCAAATAGCACATGAATTTGAACGCACTAAAATTAAAGAGGCTGGCGGACATCAATTAAAAGCAAATTTAGTATCAGCAGGCATTGCAACAGTAACAGCGGTTATTATTTTATTTTCATCTCATATACTAGAGATGGCACGTGCAGCAACTCACTAATAAATAGTTGATTAATGCATGTTATATTAGTATAATGCTGATATGACATATCTTAATGTAGATCTTGCTACAGAAACAATTATACCTAATGACTGTAGAGTAATAGCTGACAAGGAGTATCCAATTTGTTTACTAGGCTTTCAATTAAAAAATGCATATGATCAATTAAGATTGAAAATCAAAAAGATTTATAAATTTCAAGACTATGTTCATTTTTTGCCTGATAGTGGCGCCACAACAACATTTTTTCGCGGTATACAATTAAATCCTTTACCAGCAGTTAATTCTTTGTTTAGACAATTAGAACAGTTTAATATTTCACTAACAGATCTACCTGTTAAAAGATATGAATCTGTTTTACACGAATATAATTTATCTTGTAAGGAGTGTTATGGTAATTTACAACGTGGTATTTACCCTGTAGATGGTAATAGTCTGAAGCATATTACAAATGATAAGATTGATTTAAATGACTTATATGAGAATGCTTTTGATACTGATAGTGTCCCAATTTTTCAATCATATAGCTATCTCACCATTTATATTCTCAGTAATAAAAGCATTTACCGAACCGGTACAGATAATTTAATATTTAAACTTTAAAAAAAATTATTTGTCGATATTAAGTAAGAGTGAAGGAGCAGATCGTACTCTTACTAGGGGTGGGTTGGCGGGAACTTTTTGAAGTTACTAGTAAGCAATTATCTGCTTCTTTTTTATAAATATCAGTACATGACATTCTTAATTGAAAATACTCTTCTTTATAAAAAATATCATGAAGAAAGAGAACATATATTACGAAATAAATGGTATATGTCTGAACGTAAGGGTATTGATGTTGGTTATGAAAAAGCTCTTCTTGACTGGATTATTAATAAAAAGAAGTACTTAAACGAGACCCTTAACAGTATTCTTTAATTTAGAAACATCACCAGAAACTGCTCCTACAGCACCCTTTAACCCTCCTGCTCCACCTTGAAGTGCTGATAGGTAAGATGTAAATTTCTGTTTAATGTTTGTTATATCTTGATCTGGTGATTGTCCGTGATATTCGGATTTTGTAGGTACATTACCGCTTTGCATTGCTGCAGCAAACTCAGCTCTATGGAAGGCATGAGCTGGAGCATCACCTTCATTATGAGTATGACTGTGAGGGTTATTAATAACACTATCTGGATTTGCGCCTGCTCCAATAACCATCATTGGAGATTGTAATGATGCCTTATCACCTGGGTTACCTTCTGCCGTACTAAGAATTTTCTTAACCTTATCATTTGGTAGACCGCGAAGAGACATAACGTTCGTGGGTTGTGTATTTGTTGTCATCATTTGTGGTTGTGATGAACCACCATTACCTGCAGGTCCTGTACCCTGTACAGCAAATCCAGCAGAATAAATTGGTACTTTAAATGTTGTATCACCAGCTAAATTTGCTGCTACAGCTGCTGCAATATAGGCAGCTGTCGTATAACCTATTTGTGCTGTAGGTGTACCAGCTCCTGATTGATATAATGGATCTTGTGGAACCCAACCAATCCATTGACCAGGATCAGTATATCCCATATATAGAGCCTTAGAATTATCTGGTCTCAATTGACCATCCTGTAACTTACCGGCTGTATCCATCGGTATAGCAATACCAGCTGTTGCATCAGCTCTTACTCTTCCTGTAACCTTAGTCTGATCTGTAACACGTTTTAATTGTGGTGTAGAAGTAGAGAGTGCTGTGAGATTACCTTCAACAAATATACCACCTTTAACAATAAGATTACCTGTAATACCAACACTACTATCCATTAAGATCTGTTCGTTATTACGCTGACGAATACTAACAATATCACCAATAAGACTTAAACGGTGACCACCATCAATATTAACCTCATTTGCACTACCAATGTTAACTTGCTCGGCAGCAATATTTGCCATTGCACCAGAGATATTAACTACACCGTATGATTTAAGATTTAATCCACCAGCGCCAACTAAAACATTATATCTGTTACATACGTTTAATGTATATGTACCACCAGGAAGATCATCAACTTGAACTTGTTCGATTAAAGGTGTTGGTCTTTGAACAGTAACGGGCATGTAAGGAGTAATACCAACAAAGGCTGGTGAGAGCTTACCAATAGGATCAACTCTAATAGCACCCCAATCATTCATTACCATACCAATTGTTTCAATCTTATGTTTAGTAACTTCAATAATTTCCGAACCACCAGGTCCCATTTGTGATTCAATTTGTGCAAGCTTTGGTAAAACTGTTTGATATAGTTTTACTAAATCTTTTTTCTTTGGTTCAACTGTCCACGCACCATGAAAGGAACTTGGACTATATCCCGGCTTTAATGTAATAGAAGGATCTTTAACTAAACCTGAATTAAATGGTGATGCAGGGTTACAAACCGGACATGGTACACCACCAATGGTACCACTTAACTGTACTAGTGTTTTACCTTGTTGATCCTTTACAGACTTGTTATTTTCAATAAGGCTATGTACAGGAAATATACCAGTTACTAATTTTGATAACTGATTGCCGAAAGCAATTGAGGGTTCAACACCTTTATCTGTGATTGTGTGACCATATGAACTATCAGCAAATGAGCTCGAATAACCGGGTGCTTTAGATACAATACTATATGCCTCTGGACCGTATGTATTGTTAAGAGCCAAAACACTTTGTTGATTAGCTGAACATAATGGACATAGATAAGGTGTACCGTTTTTAGATTGCCCTTTTCCATTTAATTTAATAATACTACCATCAATGCCCTTAATACCTTTAACTCCATCTGTTCTTTGAATATCGAATAACTGCTTTATGTTTGGAATGCCAACAGATTCCATTATTGACTTCCATTGATTGTGTAAACTAAAATGTAAATTACCAACCTTACGATAATGATCTCCAACAATAGTATTATCTAAATCACGTTGAGTGAATTCATTTCTAAAACCGCGTACTGTTGAGAATGTATCACCTAATACCAATTTTTGATCATTACCAGTAGCAAGTTCAATATTTGCTTGATTATTAAATTCTTTAAATGAACCTGAGTAATGAGTAAGTTTTACAGCTTCTCTTGTGTCTGTATTTGTAAAAGATAATGTACCTCCTTTTTGATTTATAACATATTTGTTTCTGTATGTACGTACATTAATATCATAATTATCGTCTTTCTTTATATTTTCGTAAGTACCCGGATAATCAATACCAGGTGTACCAGAGCTTGCTCCGGTAATTGTTGTCCAATCGTTGGCACCAAAAGAAAGACCAAATACAACTGGTCTTAAGGGATCACCTTCATTAAAAAATACCCAAACGTGGGCACCAACATTTAGAAGAGGAAAGGCACCTTTAGCGCTATTACTATATGTTTCAGGAACATAATCATAACTATATTTGTTAACATTATTAACGTTTGTTAATTGTGGGTTATTAAATGCGTCACTTAATTTGTTATACGCAATATCATAGATATTACCAGGTTTTTCACCAATATTATCCATATTCTGGGTATGCGGATAAGAGGATAAAGGACCTTGAGCTGACGTATAATCTAAATTATTTGAATCACTTATTGAACCTTGATTTATGGTAGCGTTATACCGTCCAGAAGATCCACCACCGGCTAAAGGGGCTGACATTTCAGCCCATGGAAGGATTGCTTTTAAATCATCTAAAATAGCTGTCAAATCACCACTACCAGCTGGTTTTGTTGAAGTTCCTGTAACAGTGTTTAATGTTGTAGAGAGAAGACTGGTGTCAAGAGAGGAGATACCACCAATGAAATTAAAGTTTTTATCTTTATTAATCTCATTCCATCCTTTATAAACAGTTGGAGAGATGTGAGGTACGAAGACTTTAACTCTTCCTCTGTATTGTGGGTCATTGTTCTGTACAACGATCCCAACATAATTACCGTAATAACGTGGAAATTCCATAGTTGATATATGATTATTTACATGTATTATATAGTTATGCTAGTAAAGGTATCACACGAATCTCCTATTTCTATTCTTCAAACGTCAACGTTGTATAACGATTTTGATTATGCCTTAGTTCATTTATTTGAATCACATCCAAAATATTATCAATATTTTAAGACAGCTCGTGAGATTTATAATCGTGAAGTTCTTCTTGATAACTCTATTTTTGAGCTCGGTCATGCGTTTGATAGCGATAAGTTCTTAGCTGCTGCTATTGATCTCAAACCAAATATGTTTATTGTTCCTGATGTACTTGAAGATGGTATGAGGACTAGACAGAGTTTCACCGATTGGGAGTTACTAGGTAGAACACAACATATAAAGGATGTTTGTACTACAAAGGCTATTGGTGCAGTTCAGGGTAAGACATGGCAGGAGCTTATTGATTGTTATAAGTTTATGTCGGATCACGCTGATATGATTGCTATTAGTTTTGATTTTTCTTACTATGAGGTTACAGGTGAGGGTAGATCAAAGCTTGATAAGTGGTGCTCTGGTCGTCAGAGGTTTATTAGTCAGCTTATTGAGAAGGGTATCTGGAACTTGGATAAGCCTCATCATCTTCTAGGATGTTCACTTGCAAAGGAATTTCGATATTATATTAATCACAATATTTTTAATATTGTAAGTTGTGATACCAGTAATCCAATTGTTGCAGCTCTTCATAATATGAAATATGATGCTGATTACGGTCTTTCTACTAAACCATCTACTAAGCTTGCTGATCTTATTGATCATCAAGTTACAAAAGATGAAATGGAAATCATAGATTATAATACTAAAATGTTTAAGAAAATTTTATGCAGATAGGCAAACGACCTTGGATAGCTTTTTTTAGTCAGAGTGGTCAGGCGATTTATAATGTAAAAACATTTTTTAACCGTCAACCGGATGCTATTATTACTAATCGTCAAAATAATGAGGGGTTGTTTGATCCGTTAAAAGAAGATAAAGACAATGGTAAACTTAATTGGATAATATTACCAAAGAATCCCACTGTTAATGATTACAAAAAGGCTTTAAAGAAATTTAAAAATCCTGTTATTACTCTTAATGGTTATCTTAGAATTATGCCTAAAGAGATTTGTGAGAAGTATGAGATTTATAATCTTCATCCCGGTCTCATAACTGAATATCCAGAACTCAAAGGAAAAGATCCACAAAAGAGAGCTATTGAAGCTAAACACCGTCACATAGGATGTGTTATTCATAGGGTTACACCTACTGTTGATGATGGAGAGATTCTTATGGCAAATGCTATTGATACAGCTATACTGGAAAACGATGAAGAGCGTATGTATGCCAATCTTGCCTCCATGGCGTATGTAATGTGGTATGACTTCTTTAATAATTTTAAACAATATGAGCATAGACGAAATAGTAAAAACAATCGAAACACAGTATCCGGAGACCTGTACTGAATTTAAAAAAATTCAGGCAGAGCATTACCTTACTTTTTGTAAGAAGCAATTTGATTATGGCCCAGGTAATATTTCTTTAGGGTCATCTTTAAATACAGCTGAGGAGAGAAAGGCATCAATTTCCGCAATTGTAGTTAGACTTAATGATAAACTTCAGCGTCTTATCAATCTTGTTCTTAGAAAGAACAGTCTTGAGTCAGCTAATGAGTCAGTTTTTGATGCGTTTTTAGATGCATCTGTTTATAGTATTATTGCTGAGATAGTAAATCGTGGCAAATGGGCAAAGTAGTATTATAATTAAACTATGTTAATAAGTTTTAGCGGTGTTCAATCTAGTGGTAAGAGTACTTTACTAAAGGCTTGTCAAGAGCATTATGGTGATCGATTTGAATTTGTAGAGGAAGTAACTAGATTAGTAAAGAGAGAATTTAATGTGCCTATTAACGAAGAAGGTACAGGTTTAACTCAATGCTTAATCATTAATAAACATATTGAGAATGTACTGAGATTAAGGGAGACAAAGGGGGCTATACTAGATCGCTGTATTCTTGATGGAGTTTGTTATACAGGGTATCTGCACTTAGAGGGTACTGTTCCTTCATGGGTATTTGATTATAGTAAGAAGGTATTTGAAAAACTTATTACAATGTATGATGTAATCTTTTATACTGATCCGTATGATATTGAATTAGTTGATGATGGTGAGAGAAGTATTAATAAGGAATTTAGATACAATATGATTACTACATTTGAACATGTAATAAAAAGATATGATCATCTGTTAAAAGATAAAGTTGTAAAACTAAAAGGAACAGTTGAAGAACGAATGGAAGCTATTAAAATAAAATTACAATAACAATTATGTCAAGCACAACCTCAAACGCATTTGGTGGTAATAATCGACCACCAACACCACCAGCACCACCACAACAGAGTATGAATGACTTTGCATCAAAGTCACTTGGTTCATCTGCATCATACGCTATCTATACTGAACAGTTTGATGCCTCACTTCTTAACCCAATGCCTAGAGTTCTTGCTCGTCAGGATCATGGTATTACAGGAGCTGAATTTGTAGGAGGAGATGTATGGCATTGTCATGAAGCAACATTCCTTCTTAATAATGGATACCCAATCGCTGGTACATTAAAGTATACCTACCCTGCTAACTCAGAGTTTATGGTAGAGTCAAAGTCAGCTAAACTGTATCTCAATTCATTCGATATGTGTAAAATGGGCAATACACCTGCTGAGGCAATTGCTAAGTATGAACAACAGGTTGCCGATGACTTGGCAAGAGTTCTTCAGACTCAAGTAGATGTTATTTTCTTCCCTTCAGGATCTGATAAGTACGGTAAGCTTCCTCTTGATGGAGAGTATAGGGATCTTTATTGGGAGCTTCTTGATATTGCTAAAGATATTGAGATTACTGATTATTCATCTAATGAAAATCATCTTAAGTTTGCTAAGATTCATCCAGAAGATAATGAAAAAGTATCATCCAAGTACTTTACTAATGCATTAAGATCACGTTGTCGTCATACTAAACAAAAGGATACAGGAGCTGCTTATATTCATATTATTTCTAAAGACGGTATGATGATTGATCCAGTATCTCTTTATAAGCAAATTGTGTCATTAAGAGAAGTTAATGAGTTTCATGAGTTCTGTGCAGAAAAGCTCTTTAAGAGTATTATGGCATGTCCTGAAGTAGAAGATTGTTGTGTAACTCTTCTTTACTCTCGTCGTGGGTCTCTTGATATTAACCCTGTACGTGCCAGTAAGCCTGAACTTCTTCCAACTAATCTTATAGATGCAAATATCTATACTATTAAGGCAATGGGTCAATAATTATTGTTAGTTGTTGTTACAATAAAAAAGGCGTACTAAAAGTACGCCTTTTTTATTATATTTTTATCTAAATTAACCTAAGTAAGCTGCAAGTCTTGATTGACTAAATGTAGTGCGAACCTGATGATTTACATCTGGACTACCTGTAAGAATAAAGAAATTATCTAAAGCTGAGGTCTTTGTTGTATCTATAGCAATTGTTGAAGCATTAGATGAAAGACTAATTACGGTGTTAGCTAAGCTTGTTGCAATACCTGTTGTAATTGGCCAATAAACAGCAAGAGTACCACTTACACCACTCTTATAAGTTGAACCAGCAACAAGTTGTCCTGCCCATACTTGAGGTGTTGTTAACATGGAAGGTGAACTAAGTGTAATATTAATACTTGTTGCGCCTGCAGTTGCACTTAAGCCAACTCCTGTACTATCAGGATCTGTAAGAACAGTTAATTTAGCTACTAAATCACTAGTAGCTGCTCCAAGAGTTGTATTAGTAGCACTAAGAGTGATTACTGCATCAACACCAGCATTCGCAACAAATCCTGCGACTGATGAAATGATTGGTGTTACTGTTAAAAATGATTCGTATGCCATATACTATTATTTATTCTCTGCAGTAACTTTTTTTATAACTGTATAAAAGGGAAAACCCGGTCTTTCGACCGGGTTTTCTTTGTGACCTTTTCGATCTGAATACTTCTTAGAAGTAAACTGACTGAGTGGCAGGTGTGAAGGCCTTACCGAGACCCTGAAGGATGATGACGTGGTAATAAAGATTCGCACCGAAGATGTTGTCAACTACACCATAACGTGTAAGAAGACCGACTCTTGGTGAGAAATCGTTAGGACCGATAGTACGCTGAACCATAACTGGGATGTATGGGCAGTAAATAATACCTGTATCATAGAATTCAGGACCCTTATAACCTAGGAGTGCGTAATCAAGACGTGCTGAACGTGTTGTCGGAGTCTGACCGAAACTACCAGGGAAGCCGTTAGCGCCGGCAAGGTTGCCGCCGAAACCAGCTTCGTACTGAGCTTCAGTGCGAGTATCACGATAAACGTTGAAACGACCTGCGAGACTACCTACCTTAGCAACACCAACTGGCTGTGTATTTACATTACCTTGTACGGGTACCCACTGGAACTCAGGGAGCATCTCAAGGATTGCGCAAACACGAGGTGTACCAACAATGAAGTTAGCTGCACCACGACGGTTACGAACTGCAATACGATTAGCCTCGATGATGAGGCGCTGATAGAAGTCACGGTTACGCTCTACAAGCCAACGACCATCTGCGGAAGCTGGTGACCAGACTGAGAATCCAGCGCCGAAACCGGCGTTAAGAGCTGTCTGAACCATGCGGATGATCATTTCACGGTCGATTTCGGCCTGAAGCTCATAACTCATTGCGTTAGTAAGCTCAGTGTCGATATCGATACCATTCATGTTCTTAAGATCCTGCTCCAACTCGACAGACCAACGAGCTGCGAGACGGCGTGTGCCGGCTTCAACTGCTGTCTTTTCGAATGAAACTACGATCTGAGGAATATTGCTTGTTAACTCAAACTGACTGAGAAGCTGAGCAACACCTTGATCCTGCGCAACCATTGGGAATAAAGCACTTGCGTAGCTGTTATCACCAGAGAGTGCTGCCGAAGAAGCACCTGTGAATCGGGAATCGAGATATTGGTAACCAAGTTCTGTGTTGTTTGAGGTCAACGCGGCATTACTGGTGTACTGGTTCGTTAAAGAACCATCAATACCACTAGTACCGTTGTTGTAACCTAAAGCCTGACCGTCGTACTTATATCTAAGTGCGAAAGCAAGACCAACTGGACCACTCATTGGCTGAACACCAACGATTTCGTTAGTGATCAACTCAGGGAATGTACGTCTGATCATCGGGATGAGAATCTTTGGAAGACGGGCATCACCTGGAGCATAAGCGGTATCATTCTGAGATGGGAACTGGTTGCCGTAAGCACCGTTTTGGATACCTGAAGCTACACCTGTTCCACCTGAGTTTGAGAAAGCACCTATACCACCTGATGTTGTGCCTGCGCCAGACGCTTCAAAACACCATTTTTCTTGGTTCTCAAGAAGAATAGCTGTATTGAGACGTGTGTGGTCGTCTTCGATTGGCTGTACGTTGTCTGAAGTATAGTTAAGAACTGGGTTCCACTTTTCAAGCAAAGCATTAGCGCGATTTACATCGATGTAAGACTGTGAGGGACGAATATTTGACATATATTTTAAATTTCTTTCTTTGTGTCGACCTTATTTTCTATTTAGGGATACAACTCCCTCAACAAGAAAAGGAAAAACTTTTTCCTTAAAATCCGTTATATTAAAAATTAATATTTGCCAAGCTCAGACATGTAGACGTTAAACAATGGAGCGTCTAATTCAGTCTGTGTACTTGAATTGATGGATTCCTCAATAATAGGGCGATCAACTGTACTTGCTACAGTTTCTGTAATCGCCTCATTCATGAGGCCTGTGAGTCGCTCTTCTTCGGTCTTCTCAAATAAACCGAGAGTATAATTAAAGTTTTCAGCAATGAATTTTGCTGACTTGTTGCCAAGCATCTTCTTCATGTACTTTTGCTTTTCTTCATCGAGTGAAGAAATCTTTTGCTCAAGTACAAGAGCTGATTTAACTTTACTTAGTTCCTCGGTTAATGAGGAGACACGCTTATTAGCGACTTCAAGCTGACTAGCAGCTTCATCAATACGGGACTTACCATCAACAACAGCTTCACGGATTGACTCCTGAGCCAATGCCATATCAACTGAAAGCATCTTGCGAATATCAGCTAATACTGAAATTGCACGCTTGTTGTTTACAGCTTCATTAATTGCAGCGGTAGGTACCTTTTCTTCAAGGTATAGATCAAGATAGTTACTAACTTGATCTACGATTGTGGACTTGAAATTTGTTGCTTCATTGGTGAGAGCAGCTTCATACTTCTCTACTACCATTCTAAGCTTACTTGCACGATCAGCATCAAGAGCTTTTACAACTTTGTTAAGCTTAGTTGTGTGATCAGCGTCTACAGCCTCGAGAAGAGTCTCGAGCTTTTTACTGTAATCTTCATCTTGTTCTGTAAGAGCCTTTTCAACGTGAAGGGCTACTTTTTCATTTACTGAAGCATCAAACGCGGCCTGAATTTCATTCAGTACGTCCTCTGTGAGGATGTCTTTTGTTGCTTCCTTAAGAACCTGGGAGATGTTTTTTTCCATATAAAATTATTTATTGTTGGCTTTGCTTATTGAACGCTTTAATTTGCTCTCAACTACGCCTTGTAAATATTTATTAGCAACAGCGTAATTTTTTTGAGATATAGCCTTAATAAAGTTTGTAATCTGCACTGAATCATTTAAGTGATCAATATTACCATATCTAACCTCTATTTGCCTTTCACGTTCCTTCGAACGCTTTTTTGTACATGTAGGGCACGGACAATCAGACTTTCCTGTGCAAGCCTCTTTAGCTTCTTCAGCATCTTCATCTTGTAAATTATTATCCCAACCTTCAAAATCACTTAAAGAAAGTTTTCTTAATTTTTCAGCAACTGATAACCAGAGTGGTTCGAAATTAATATCATCAGGATCTTCACCAGCCTTTACAGCCTCATCACGTGCATGAAATTCTTCTTCAACTGCGTCACCTATAATTGTTTTAAGCAACTCACTACCACCTAATAGGTCATTTACATTTCCTCTATTACTGACTTCACCACGTTCGATACTATCGCCAGCCCATTCGATGACTCGATCAATTATCTTTTCCTGGTCAGACTCAGGCTCTTCACCAGCTTCTGCTGCAGGCTTTTCTAGATCCTTAAGTTGTTGCTGTAAGAGTGCTCTTCTTGCATTTACCTCGTTCTGCTTTAATTGATTAATGTCGCTCATATGAGTAATATTATTTATAGTTTAGATAGGAAAGAAAGTATCTGATTCTTAAGAAAACTTGCGACATCATGACGTGGAAGATTTTTAAGACTGTTTGCAAATTGCTCGTAAACTTCTTCATAACGACCATCCTGAGCAACAACGAATTGTTTTGATTCAAGAATACCGTTAACAAAAGCTCTTGGACAAGAAGGATCAGCAACACAATCTACAGCAATTAAACGCATTTCATTTACTCGGTTAATACCATTTGACTCTTCAGATAACTGACCGAGTGCTCTACTTGACATACCAACTTTTACACCATCATTAATAAGTGAACGAACAATTTGTCCTGTAGGAGTTGAGAGAACTACTGACTCACCATAAATTGTTTTACCATCCTTACGAAGGTTAGTAACCATGTGACAGGCTCTTTCAAGATCAACTTCAGCTGAAGCAGGGTGATTTAATTCACCCAATGCTCTTTTTGTATTAATCATTTCATTTACGTAACGATCAACCTCACGAGCCATATCTGATTCTGTATAAATGCGCTGGTTCTTATTAACCATTTCACACTCCATATATGGTCCACGGATAATGAGCTTAGATTGACCTTTAATATTCTTTTGCTCTTCGATGTATTCGAACTGTTCCTCAG